ATCCAGTTAAAGATTCATCAAAAAGATTATTTTTTGACATTACATTTGTACTATCAAAAATAGTAAATGGATTAGAAACTCTTAATCTTCCAAATGCATCATAAGCATTTGATCCATTTCCACCACCAATTACTGTTGGTTCTACATTAACGTTGTTACATCCTTGGCTCATACTACCTCATTGTATACCAAGAAACTCTTTCGACTTCTTGTTTTAATTCTTCTTGAAAAGAAGTATTTAATTTATCTTTTAATGTTCTTAATGACTGAGATATTTGTCTTTGGTTTTCCTCAGTATAAGTTGGTGTTGGTTCTGGTATATTAATATCTACTTTAGCCATTAGTAATTCCTAAATGCTGCGTGTTGTCCTGTGGTCATACCACTACTTAACATCGCACCACTTGCGTTTTGGCCTCCACCACCATTTCCACCAGAAGTTGGTTGCATAGGCGCTGTATATTGTTTAGCCTTAGCTGCAGATTGTGCTGCTTGTTCTTGTCTTAATTGTTGTTGTCTTGCAAATTGATTTGCAATAAAAGCATTATAAGCTAATTGATTAGGTGCTGTGTATGTTTGTGTAGGCATTAAATTTCTTTGAACATTTTGTCTAGTTACGTAGTCACCATAATTACCGAATAAACTTCTAACATTAATACCCATAGGATCTTTCATAAGACCAGATTGAGGATCTCTATAAAAACCACCTAGTCCTTGTTTAGCTTGTCCCATGGATTCTGTAATAAATTGTTGATCAGCTACTGGTAAATCATCAAACCGATCTAATTTATCTATGCCTGCTAATACTAATCCCATAGGTGAAGGAAAAAAACCAAACCTTTCTTTAATACCACCATATAAATCAGATAGTCCTCCAGTAATTCTTTGTCCTGCTCCTGATAAATATTCTGGAACATTTTGTAAATACTCTCTTCCTCTTTCAGCTAATGTTTGAAATACATTTTGATTTCTATTAACACTCATTACCGCCTGTTTGTAAGATTCAAAATCAGGATATTTTGATTGAAGAGCTTTATTTGTGCTGTATTGTTGAAATAGTTGTTCTTCGTTCATTATCCCCTCATTCCGTCTGGTTGCACGTCCGCTCTAAAAGTTCCAAATCTCCAATTTTCATCTGTGGATGTATTTGCAATTCTTAAACTAGCAAATCGTGATCTTGCTCGAGTGTCCACTTTATCTGTAGAGCTATTTATTGTAAATGGACCTAAAGGTGAAGATGTTGCGGTGTCTGTTGGATAATCTCTCAATCTAATTGTTACTTCAGCATTACCAGTTAATAATTTAAAATCAGGTACAAATCTCCTCATAGACATAAACATTTGACCATCACCTTCAATAGCTAAATCAAAATCTCCAGACTGTATGAATGCAGGTATTGCTGTTTTATTTCCAGCTGAATCTACTTCATTGTTTCCTATTTCATGTGCGTAATATGTTGAAGCACCATTAGCAGCTGTTACACCTTGTATTATTGGGAAGCTTGGTATCCCTGATCCGTTAAACTCGGTTGCATATGGATTGTCATATAAAGTTGAATCATGCCAAGATGTTCTTGATAATGATCCAGTTGTCCAAGTATTTTCTGTGTAATTGTATGTTACAACTCTATCAGGTTCTGTTGAGCCTGCTTTAGGATAAAACCAACTAACCTCTTCATATAAATGATTTAATCCAGCATATACTTGTTCACCTGCATTATAATCTATTCCAAGATTATCTCCTTTATTTGTAAACACAAAATCTTCTACTAAACATGGCACTGATTTAACTGTACCATCATAAACAAAAAATCCACCCGCTTGACCCATCCACCACACAGCACCATTAACATATTTCATGGAATGTTGACCAATAGCTCCACAATTACTTCCTACTTGTCTGATAGAAAAAGTAAATGGCGGACCAACAAACTGCATTACATATGCTGATGTATCAGTAAGTATTAAAATATAGTCTTTAGCTTTCACTGCTCCAATAATTTTTACACCAGAATCTAATCTGAATGTACCTGCAGTATTAATAGAAGTGGGTGTGTAATCATTTATATCTTCTTGATCAGAAAATCGTATAAACATTTTATCTTGTGTGTTTTCACTACCAATTGTAGTTTCAGTTCCAAGTATAATTAAATGTCTATCTCTTTCAGATACTATAGACATGACCGATCGTGTGGGTGCTCCACTTACAACTGAAGCTCTTGTTTGTAAAGCAGAAGCTGATGCTTCAATTGGATCCCAATAATAAGTTTTTCCATTTTTAACAGTTGCAATTAATTTTTGTCCAAAGTGATCTAACGACCATGATGCAGGATCGAGTAATACGGTTGTTGAAGTAGATGCTTCTCCCCATGCTGTATAAAATTCTACTGATGCTCCATCTGAATGGGCTGAACGTGTTCCTGCTACATCTCTTGTAATGCCTGTTAAGTCAAAACCAGATACTCCAGTGTAAGAAATAAATTCTGCTCCAACTTTAATTGTACCAGAAGTTGGAAAGCCAGTTGTCGATGTAAGTGTAATAGAAGTCCCTACACCTCCAGTTCCGTTGCTATCGTCTAACAAGGCTCCATCTAAGGTAGAAATAATTCCAGATGCTCCACCAAATGTTGAAGTACCCCAACCGTATCCGTAACTTTGTGTAAGGGGTCCTGGTTTAATATATGGATTTACTGTTGCAGCTCCACCTGCAGAAACAGTTGCCGTTGCAGCTGATGCCATTGTAATTGTAAAAGTGTCATTTGTTGGAACAGTTATTACTTGAAAAGTATTTGTTTCAAAGTCTGCTGCTACATATCCTGCGCCAGGTGTTGTCACCGATGTAAATGTAAATAAGTCTCCTGCAGATAATCCATGAGCTACCTTGTTTACAGTAACTGTAGCTGAAGTATCTGTAGTATCAAAAGTAATTCCCGTAATCGCAGTATTTAAAGGAGTAATATCGTAAAAAGCTCCTTCGTAATATATAAATAAAGCTTTGTTGGTACCTAATGCTGCGTATCTACGTCCATCTAAGTCAGCCCAAACCAATTGTTCTCGCACAGCACCAACTAAGGTTTTAGAAGTAATCTGCTGCCATCCACCTATTTTTTCTGGAAGTCCATATCGAAATCTAACAAAATCACCATCAGTCCACTGACCTTCAGCTCCTGTTGCGGTTACTTGTTTATTAAATCCTGGTCTAATCTGTACATTTGTTAATGGCATAGGGAATTATACCATACTGGTATTTATAAATCTATTGGATTGCCCTCAACAGGACTTTCTATCATTCCATGTTTTTTGGCATCCCCATACTTATTGGTCATTTCACAGACTATATTCATTAAAAGACTTCCAAAAGTATAACAAGATTTTTTGTTGAGTTTTATATGTTTTTTAAAAATAATTCTCAAAATTTCTTTCCATGTAAATGTTAGTTCAATGTGTTCTTTTTTATAAATTATTTTCATATTACCTATTATTTAATAACCAAGAAGTTACAATATATTTATCTTCTTGTAAAGGTGGATTGCCTCTATGAACAAAAGGAAAATAAGCTGGGAAGATAGATATTCTTCCTTTTACTGGTTTAACTCTTTGTTTCATTAATAAAAATTCTGTTTCTCCGCCTTCGTTAATATCATTTAAATATACAGTAAAAACTAAAACTCTAGTACATAAATTATTAGTGTAACTTCTTTCAGTATGCCACGAATGATAACCTCCAGTTGGAACAGTTTTTTGTATCTTAATATCTGTAAAATGTAGTTCTGATAAATTACAATATTTTATAACATTGGTATCTCTTTCGTATAAATTTAAACACTCTGTCACAGCATCACATAGTATACTCATTTCCTTAAACCAATTATTAAATTTTGATACACCTAGACATAAATCATTTTTTTCTTTTTTTGGTACTTTTTCAGAAGAGAATCTATCATAAGCTAAACTATTTTTGTGTTTTTCAAAATAAGATATTAAAAAATCACAAATTTTAGGATCAAGATAATTGTCAAAACTTCCAATCCAATCTTTTATTTGATATTTTTTTTCACTCATATTACTAATGCATTGTGTCTTGCATCTTTTTTGTCCCATTCATATTCTGAATAAGGTCCGTTTTTATCAACATAATGTAAAAAAGATTGTATATGAAAATCTCCTTTAAAATTTTCTCTCCAATGTTCTATTTCCATTCCAAGATAAATTACAGCATCTCCTTTCTGCATCTGTATAGGAATTCCATCCATATAAATAGGCCATTCAGTTCCATCACTATCCCACATAACAGTAGTTGAAATTTCACAAGAAGGTCTGTCTTTATGTTTTTTTAATTCTGCGTTAAAAGTATATACTCTTGTGTAACCATAAGTTGGTAAAAGTTCTAGACCTGTTTCTTCTTGCATTTTTTTTAATTTTCTAGTCATAAAAGTTTCAGTAAAACTATCACCTCCAAAAAAAGAATCTCCATTGTTATTTTGTCTGGTATCAAATGATGTAATATTTTTTTTATGTTCTAAATTATAAAAACTAACTCCAATACTTAACTCCTCTGGACTAAGAAAATTTTTTATTAATTTATATTTAAAATCTTTTCTTATAATGCCCATGCTACAATCGAATACCTTGTTCCTTTTTTAATTGAATTAACTTTGTGCAAATATAAAAAATTACTTGGCCAAACAATTAAATTACCTGGTGTTCCTTTTATTTTTTTGTAAGATTCTCCAGTGTTTGGATTGCAAAATTCTAACTCACCTCCTTCATAATCATTATTGAGGATTAAAATAAAGGAAATTGTTCTAGGACTATTTCCATAATGATCTACATGGGGCATATAAAAACCTCCCTCTTCATATTTTAATAAATCAATTTGTATTATATTATCTGCTAACTTTTGATTGTGAGGATAAATTTTTTTTGAATATTCATCTAAATATTTACTAAAAATGTATTGTAAATAATTGCACCAATGAATTTTAGTTTTTTCTTTAGAGCTCCAGTCCATAAAACTAGAAAGTTTTACTTTTCTTATATTTTCATTTACTTGGGCATTTCCTACTCTGCCTTTTTCTGAAATTTCTTTTTTATTAGCCCATTGAATTAGAGTACTTATGTTTTCTAAAGGTAAACAATTATCATAAACTTTAATATAGTTTTCTAACAGCATTGTACAAAACTCTGTATAAAAACTAACTTAAAAAGTCAACTGAATATGTTTCGTAAAAATAAATTTGTGGGCAACCAGGTAAACTGTAAATAATATGTGTTAAGTTAGTGGTGTCGGTAATAGAACTTACTATTGAAGTATCAATAGTATCTAAAAAAGAAATTAAACTTTCTAAACCTGGATTACTTTCTTTATAGATTTCACAACTAGTTTTTAAATGATTAATATGGTTTTTAAATATTTGTCTAGCTTCTTCAGGATCAGAAACTGTTACAGTTCCTTGATTTTGATAAACTTTATTTATAACAATAGCACTATTATCCGCATTTAATGTCCAATAATTATTTTCTCCAAAATCTCTATACTGTTCATCGGATACTGGTAAAGCCCATGAATTATGTTCAATAGTTAATATTTTATCTTTAACAGACTCGTGTGCAGTCATTGTTATAAAATTTTTATCTCTAAATATTAAATATTTCATAATTTATTTGTTCCTTATCTATTAACTTCTGTTGTCATAAAAAATTAAACCACCCCGACCACCTGCTGGGCCATCATTGTTTCCAGTTTGTGCTCCTGGCCCTCCTGCAGGAAGTTCAATACCTAAAACATTTCCCCCAAAGGGGTTTGCAGAAGATGTAGAATAATCTGCAGTTCCTGTATTTACAGCTCCAGCACTACCAGGATTACCATTATTGTTATTCACAGCTCCATTACCGCCATTTCCACCACTGACGCTAAATAAACTTCCAACAGCAGTTGTACCCCCAGCACCACCAGGAGTACCTGTTGGACCAGCAGGATACGGTCCTGGATTACCAGCAGCACCAATTGAGTAAGGTACTGATGACGGTGCGTTAAAGTTTCCTGTAAAAACTCCAAGCACTCCATTACCGCCATTTCCACCTCTTAAAGGGGTTCGGTCATTACCAGATCCTGCACCTCCTCCTCCAGAAGCAGCATAAGCTATCCATTGATTTGCAGTGTTTTGAGTGTAAGTTCCACTACCAGGTCCCAATCCTACAATGTTTAAAGTAAAGCCTGCTCCTGCAGAGCCTGATGCTGCAGATGTAATCCTACCTTGAGCATCAACAGTAATTGATGCAACAGTGTAAGATCCTGCTGTTACAGCAGTATTAGAAAGTTGGTCTGGACCAACAGCATCATCAGCGATTTTTGCTTGTGTTACGTTTTTGTTTGAAATTTTCGCAGTTGTAATTGCGTTATCAGAAATTTTTGCACTTGTGATTGCATCGTCATCAATTTGTGCTGTAGCAATTGTTCCACCTAAAGTGTTAAGTGCAATCTCATTTAAATTTGTTCCATCAGAATAAGCAGCAACGATTGCAGCTTCACCTGCAGTGAAACCTGTTCCTGAAACTGTTTTGATTGTTAAATTTGTTACACCTGTTACAGCAGATAAATCAATAACGTAAAATTTTTCAATTCCATCTGGAATAGTTACAGTTGATGCAGTTGTTAAAGTTCCAGTAAACTTTAAAACCATATTTCTTGCATTAGAAATAGTTTTATCTGTCATCGCAAGAGCTACAGTTCCACCATCAGAAAGTGCTACTGATTCAAAACCTGCGATTGCTTGTTGAATTAAGTTTAAGTTATTGTTTGTGTTATCACCCCATGTACCAGCGTTTTCGCCAGTGACCATTAGTTCGAGTTTTAGATCTGTTGAGTAACTAGATGCCATAAATTTTGTCTCCTAAATAATTATAATTTTACCTTAATCATGCAGCTAAATCAACCTCTGTCCATACATTAGTAACACCAGGATCGACTTCTTGCCATGAAGTTACCTCTACAGAACCTACAGAAATACTAGCTGAAATTCCTGTAACAGATATGTTAGCAACTCCAACCACTGTAACTGAACCCACAGAACCTGTCAATTCTATGCCATCAACAGGGTATTCAGATGCTTGTTCTGCTTGACCTGCGGTAGCCGTTAATTCTTGTCCTGTTACAGGTTCAATAGTAGACTGAATTAAAGATATGTCTCCTATAGTCATTGAAGCCGAAATACCAGTAACAGGTACATCAAGTCTTGGTTCTGGAATTACTTGGCCTTCTGAGAAAGTTGCTTGGAATAACGTATCATCTGCAGATTTAATAACAGTTGATCCATTAGCCCCATCAAAGTGTAATAAGAATTGTGTATCAGAATCAAATGAAAAAGCTTGAGTTGGCTCTGTAAAACTTGAGCCTCCATATCTTGCAATATCTGAAACTCTAAACTCATCTATGTAACCATCAAAATCACCAAAACCATTTTTACCAATACTAAATGCACCATTATCTTGTTTATTAGCTGTGGTAGCTGTATCTTCTAAAGTTCCGTTTTTATATATTCTGTGAGTGTTGCCTTCTCTTTCATAAGACAACATAGTCCAAACACCAGCAGATACTGTAACTGAAGTAGTAATAATTGTAGATGGATTTACAGTCCAATAAACTTGATTACCTAATAAATAGGATTGTTCTGTTGTGCTTGTTCCTGATTGCCAAATACCTTTGTAACCTGTAACGTTGTCGGGTCTAATCCAAACATCAACTGTAAAATCACCAGAGCTTAAATCTAAATTAGTTGTTGTCTCAACATAATCATCTGTACCATCTAACAATAAAGAAGATGATCCAAATTTAGCTTGTGCAGTTGAAAGTTGTGCATTTCCTTCAGCAGTAAAATTAAATAAAGGCTCTTGGTTAGTTGGTTCAACTAAAGCGTCACCTGTGACATCTGCAATAGTTCCAATTTCAGCATCTAACTGATCTTCAGAAGCTAATACAAATATATCTTGGTCAATTTGAATTGAGAATGAAGGACTTGCAAAGGTAGATGTAAGTTCTGAGCCTGTCACATCTACAACCACATCTGTAAATGCAGTTTCATCTCCAATAGAAGATGTTAATGAAATACCATTTAATTGAACTGAGTATGCATCACCCCAAGCTAAACTTCCCCAAGCATCTCTACCCCAACCCGCACCAATTAAAAACTGATCATCAATAGTGACAGCACCTGGTGTTGTAGTTAATTGTGAGCCAGTTACATCTTGTTGAATACCTCTTGCAATATCTTCCTCTCCCATAGAAAGATTTGCTTGAATACCGGTGACTAATACGTCAG